GTTGGCTACGAGGAACTTTATATAGCTTTCAAACGGATGCTCGTTGCCTGTGCCCTTACCGAACAGCGACTTGGACGGGATGCTCATCTGGTAGATATCACCGGAGTTATCGCCCTCAAGCAGCACCGAGATGCGACGCTGGAAGCGGCAAGCACGGCCACCGTTCTCGCCAGAGCCTTTCACATTCATCGGGCAGTCGGCGCAGTTGTCATGCTGCCTGTCGGTTGCTGCGGCTTCCGGTACATCACCGAGGTTCGACCAGCAGTTGGGCATGGCTGGTTCCGCATTCGGGTCGTACTTACCTGCGTAGTACACGCGGGATACCTTGGGCTGGGCAGCTACGATGATGACGTTGATAGAGCCACGCACAGAGCTACCGATCTGCTCACCATTGACTAGCTTCTTGAATGTGCCGTTGATGTTGCACTGGATGCGGCGGTTGGTGGACGAAGAGGCAAGGCTCTGTCCAAGTTTGGTCAGGCGCTGCTCAGAGCGCACACCGACTGCGTTGCGGTTTTTAAAGATGGATACTTCGTTAGTCATAGTGACTCCTTACTTAGCTGTTGGTTTGCGTACCGTAATTACATACTTCCGGTCGGACTGCAGCCCGGGGGGTACGTTGCCCGGGTTCTCCTCCAAGAATTCTTTCATATGCGTGTTGTGTATTCGCTTCTCAAGCAGGTGCAAAGCGTCATGCGACTTGATGAACTCGTGCATCTCGTGCCAGTCATTAGTCCAATAGTTTGTCCTGATAGTCCGCGATGCAGTGCCGAACGGCGTGCGGATACTTTCAATGTTCTGCGCATTGCACAACTCAAGCAGTGCTTCAGCCATCTGGTCTTGCGTTTCCTTCAACGCTTTGATCTCGTCCTCCTTGGACGCGATGGCGTTACGGATGTTGATATAAGCAGACACGAGTTTGTCTGCGGTTGGGGTTTCTTCGGCGGACGGTGAGTCCATAGCTCCTCCTTTCACGTTGGGGGAACACTAGTATAAGGGCTTTATTTACAGTGTCAACTAGATTTGTTCTATTTCTTGTCGATACAGCTCAACAATTTTATTGTGATTGTTGATGTTGCTCTGCAGCATGGTGTAAAGCTTTTCTTCCACTTCACTGCCAACAATGTTCACAATAGTCATGTTGTTCTTTTGACCGGGGCGGTCAATCCGTGCATTCGCCTGTAGATAAGTCTCTACGCTGGTAACAGGCGCGTACCATATTACGGTGTCAGCAGCGGTGAGTGTAACACCGTGTGCTGCTGCTTGGGGCTGGATGATAAGCACTTTCGGGTCTGTCTTGGTTTGGAATGCGTCGAAGATATCAGCCCGTTTGTTGGCGTTTACTGCACCGGAGATGATCTCGGAAGTGATTTTGTTTTTGTCCAAGAACGTCTTTAGAAGTTCTATAGTGTGCGTGAACGGTACAAACACCAGCACTTTGTTGGAAGTTTCTTCTATCACTTCCAAAACTACGTTCAGCCTGTTGCTTACATCGAACTCAACCACTGCCTTGTCGTCACTGTAGACAGCCCCGCCAGATATCTGAAGTAGCTTGTTGACGTTGACGGCTGCGTTGACTGCGGTTACAGACTCTCCCCCGGCTTCCATAGCCATTTGCTTCTTGAGTAGCTTGTAGTACTTGTCTTGCTGCGGGGTCAAAGGCGCTTCGCGTGACACGATTACTACACTAGGCAAATCAAGACAGTCTTTCTTTGCGAACCGTATGGCAGGCTGGAGCATTGAGTGCACCGTCTTATCGGCGGTCATCTTTGGGCGCCAAATAAACTGAGACAGTTTGTACATCACCATGTCTCGGTATTGGCCGTAGTACTTAGGTGCGCGCTCTGGGCAGACAAGCTTGGCTAACCCATAGGCGTCGAGAGGTGATTGCGCACCGGGAGTGCCAGTTAACAGCCACAACCAACTCACGTTTGTCGCAAGCCTGTTGATGAGTTTCCATCTGTTAGTCTGGCAGTTTTTGTAAGCGGTGCCTTCGTCAATGACGATCATGTCGAACTTAGCTGCAGCAAGCTCGTTAAACACAACACCAATGCCGTCATAGTTGATGATGGTGAACTCCGCACGCTCCTCTATGGCCTTACGTCGCGTTTTGGACGTTCCATGCGCAACCACACAACTGCGGTGCATAGCAAACTTGAACAAGTCTCGCTGCCATGCGGGTTTCATAATAGAAAGTGGACACACCACAAGCACACGGCGCACAAGCCCAAGCTGCATCAAGTAATCCACAGCCCATATCACGCTGGCTGTTTTGCCCGTGCCTGCCTCGTTAAAGCAGAAAGCTCGTGGGTGTAGGGTGAGGAAGGAGCTTGTAGTTTTCTGGTGTTCGTAAGGTGTAAGCCTACCAGACCAGCCGTAGTCCCTGATGATAGGTGAAGGCACGTTCTTGGCCCCCACGCGCACGAGAGTTTGGCACTCGCGCAGCCCCCAGTGCACAGCGACCTCATGCAGACCGTCTTCCTGCTCGCCTAAGTCCTTGGACTTAACGATAACTTCTGTAACTTTGTGCGGTGTCCGCGTGCGCAGGAGTAACGCTTTGTTCTCGACTATTTCCATTAACTTTTGCCGTGCCCGTTACGCGCTCGGTTTTTGCTAGGAGACTCCAGCCTGTACCCATCCGCGTTGCTGCCACCCTTAGCAAGTGCTTTGTTGTGGCTAACGTCTTTGCCTTCTCTGCGCGGGGACTTCTTCTCTATGGTGCCGGTGTCTTTTTTATCCACCGCTCGCCTCGCACGTTGGCGCTCCATGCGGTTGCTGTGCTCACCGCGTTCTACTTGCTGTTTGTATTCTTTTTTGTATGGCCTCGGTTTGTTGACGTATGCCATGGTTCACCTCTTTCGGTTATGAGGGCATGAAAGCACTGGGCAAAACTTGCATAGTGGCCCGCTTATAGGATTCCACACATTACTGTCTTGCGCAACAGATAATCTGTCCAACGACTCACTGAAAGTAGACAAGTAAGACTTGCGGTTTTCAGAGACGTGTTCTTTTTTGATGAACTCCCCACTTACTACATACAGCAAGCCTGACTTTACTTTAGTTACCTCTGGCATGTGGGTGAATACCGCACCGGCCAACATATCCAACTGAGTGGGGTCTGCGTACTTGGCGTTCTTGCCAGTCTTGTAGTCGATCAAGTACGCCTTGTCCTTGTTGACTATGAGTAAGTCAGCTATACCCCTCCACCATGCGTCCTTGGAGTTAAACCCAGTGGGCTTGTACTCCGCACCATCGTAGGAAACAGCAAGCTTAAGCTCGCAGTGCTTCTCCCCTTCAATGGCAACCAACGAGTCTAGTATTGGTTGCATATAGGCAAACTCAGGGGGAATCGGAACCCCTTCACGCACATAGTCCTCAGCAGCTTTGTGCACCACGTTACCGTACAAAGTAGCTTCACTGCCTTCGTCTTTAACGTCCTTGGCTACTTTGATGTGGTAGTACTTCTTCGGGCACTGTTCGAAGGTTTTGATACTGCTGTAGGACCATGTTGACATTGGGGGGTTCCTTTGGTGTTGTGTTTAACCTTATTCCACCCAAGTATGTAGCTGGGTGACTTCCCCCGCAACAGTTCTGCATCCTCCGGGTCCGGTGTTGTTTTGTATCGCATCCATCTCTCTCCAGAAGTCTTGCGTGCTCTGTGGAGGTCTAGCTCCCATAGGCGGGAGTTCTTGCAGGCGAGCCATGAAGGCGGCCCATTCGGTTTCAGTCATGTGTAGCCTCTCTGTACAGTACGTGGTCCCCGATGCGTGCGACGCGCTGCATGTCCCAGTCGGGGCGTGTTTTGATGCTGTGAAAGTACGTTGCCCCTTTGGCCCTGTCGTCCAGCGTGCCGTTCATCACCAAAGTGGCGATCACTCTTGCCCTGCGTAGCGCCCGTCTGTCGCGTGGCGTGTCGCTCTTACCGTCACAGTACCAATCAAATTGGCATTGCCCGATCACCGGGTTGCCCTTCCAATTTACTGGCCCTTGATGAACGACACTGCATACATCGTCCGGGTAGCGCGGATCGTGGACCCGGTTCATGACCACTTGGGCCACGGCTATCTGTCCGCTAAGGGGTTCTCCGCGTGCTTCGTGGTAGATCGTTAGAGCTAGGCATAGCAGTGCTGTTGTCATTGTCGCCTCCTCTTACTGTACGCTCTCGTAGGATAGCCTTGTGCCATGCTCCTTCTTTCGGCCAGCACTCCCAGCAAACCCACCCTGTCCGGATTGGGTATGGGCCATTGTCGCTTTCTGCGAAGCCGATGACTTCTTCCTGTTGGGCACCGCAGAGGTCGCAGTGCCGGTCAAACCGCGAGTAGTTAGGGTGCATAGCTCTGTTCTTTTGAGTAAGACATTAGATTTTCTACCAATTTAGCGTCGATCTCTAGTTGCTCTGTCGTGTAGTGGTGCATACCGGTTTTGGTTGCATCTTGTAGCCGTTGGAACGCCGAAAGCATTTCTACTAAGTCATCCATGGGCACAGTTTTATGACTGACTCTTTTTGTCTTATGTAGTGGCTCGGTCTTTAATACCTCCCGCATTGACAAGGGCCTGCCCGCATAAGGCGCTACTTTGTCCCCATCTTGCATGAACCTCTGCCGTAGTTTACGCATGGCTTTGGCTTCTATTTGTTGAACCCGACTGGGGGATAGGTTTAACTCTTCTGCTATTTCAGTTAGCGAATGTTCTTGTTCGTTGTCTAAACCCCAATGCAACGTTAGCACTGTGCGTTCATTCGCTGTAAGGAACTCCGTCATCTTGTCCCGCAGCCGAGAAGCGTTGTCGTTTAACAAAACAGCATTTGCCGGGTCTACAGTACCTTGTAGTAAGTGAGAAGGGATCAACTGTCGCATGTCAACTTCAAGTATCTTTTTGTTAACCGGTAGCGACTCCCGTACATGTTGCTCGGGGAATAAATCTTCTACTCCGCATACAAAAAAATCACATAGCTTCTGTACGTCTCTATATATTTCACCACTTTTCCCGTAGGCGGGGGTTTGTAAATTAAATACTCTACCAATACTAGTTGGAGATACACCCGTGGCCCTGCTCAATTCCGCTGCGGTATGGAGTCCTCGTTCTTGCATTAAACGCCATAAAAAATTGTTTTGTATTTTTAGCGTTAGCAAATAGTCTTTTGTCATAGTTTTACCTATCTATTTGTTTATCCTCTGTAATCCCCTACGCCAATAATTGATCCCATGCGTCTACGCCTTTTTTATAGCCATAACACTCCCCCATCACGCGGCTCGGTGAATGATGCCAAGTTTGCCTTCGCTGTATTCTGTCGCTACAGGCAGTCCTTCAAGCGTACGCCATGCTACATATAAGTCAGCAAGGAACCGTTTCACCGCGTAACGCACGGCCATGTTGTGTCGGTGGCCTTTCGTCTTGTCAGCGTGCGCGGGCATGTTCTCCAACCGGTGCTTGTAGTCGTCGTATATCTTCCGGTACTGGCACTTGGTAGGACTTTGCTTGAGGAACGACGACCCCAGCACACCGACCAGCTTGGTCTTCAGGAACGGATTGAAGGTGATGCCCATCTTGGTAGCGGTCTCGCCGTCCTTGTTGATGTACTCGGACTCTTCCAAGTGTTCTTTCTTGCGTGAGCGCCCCTTGCCGTCCCCTGCTACGTCCAGCCCTGCATACTTCCACAGGCTCGACGGGTACTGTGCAGCGTGGATGTTGATCTCAGACACGATAACCCCAGCCATGGCAGGACCGACACCGTAGATGCCTTCAAGGAACTCGTTGTAGATCGGGAAGTCTTTTAATACGTTCTTGAGGCGGCTGAACTGTTTGTCTTCCTGCTGCTCTAGGCTGAGGTACTGGTCCACGAGGACAAGTTCGGTGTAGCTGCTGATGACTTCGTCGCCTTTGAAGCTGGCCTGTCTCGGCAGTGTGGTGACGCCATCGGTGATCTTCCTGTAGGACGCACGTAGTGAAGCAAGGATTGTCTTCTCGGCTTCCTCCAGTTCTTCTTCGCTCATGCCGGGCTTCTGGCCTAGCTTCGCTTTG